TGGTATAATTATATAATATACAATAAAACGCTGATAATCATTGATTTAACAGCGTTTATTTTTATTTTATTTTACTTATAGGGAAAAAATAGGGAAAGCTTTTTCTAATTTGTTCTGAAGGTCTATTTTCATATTAGCAGTGACATGTGTATAAATGCTAAGAGTTATACTGGTGTCTGAGTGACCTAACCTTTCTGATATAACTTTGATAGGTACTCCTGCCTCAATAAGTAAGGCTACGTGTGTATGTCTGAACATATGAGATGTTATATTTTGAATGCTTAAATGATTAAGAATCGTGTTGTAGTGAACCTGGAATATAAATTCATCACTTGATATAAAATCGTGAAGGATACCTAACACATAATCAGATACTTCTATAGTTCTGATACTACTTAATGTTTTAGGAGCTGATATTAGACCATTTCTCAACTTAGTTTTATTAACAGATATAGTTTTATTATCAAAGTCTACATCTTTTGGAGTTAGTGCTAATACCTCCCCGATTCTTAACCCCGTGTGTAATTGAACTATAACTATATTTCTTACGGTGTTGTTTTTTATTTTTGCTAAAATATCAGGGATCTCATCTTTTTCTAGATATTTTATTTTTTGTAGCTTTTCGGCTTTTTCTTCTTTGGTAAGCTTAAATTCTAAATTGATATCAAAGTTTTTAACATAGTATTTTTTTATAAACTTAAATAAGTTGTTGAACAGTCTAACCATAAATTTAATGGCTTCTGGAGAATACTGACCCCTAAACTCAATCAGCATCTTTTCATATTTAATCTTGGTTATATTCTCTAACTTTTCATTATCATCTAATTTTTGTAAGTAAGATTTATAAATTGAATATGAATGATGAGTTAACGTAGCTTTTTTGAATTCCAGGAATTTTTCTTTATAAAATCCTAAAGGTTTGTTAATAACTTCAGGATTTAATAGTTTCTCTATTTTTTCCTGTAATTCATCGTAAGCTTCTTTCTCAGTAGCTCTAGTTTTATTATTTTTTACTACTGATACACGACGTGTTTTCCCGTCGAGATCCTTGTATGATTGTATATATCTGTATTTTCCGTTATGGGTAATTTCTCTGTACATAAAATACACATCCTTTCTTTATTAATAGTAAGATGTGTGATATAATTAAATTATTGAGCGGGGTTCGCTCCACATCTTAAGTAATTTTGAGAACAATATTGTTATGTGACGACTTAATAATACTCAAAATGGACTTACAGTTGATAAACTCACAACTCTTGGCGGGGGCGTGAGTTTTTTTATTTGTAAATAGCTTTTCATTTATTAATCATTTAATTTTTGTTATAATAAATTAAAGAAAAGAATAAAGGAGAGGTAGCTATGTTTACTTTTTTAAAAAAAATCCAAAATAGTCAACAAAAAATGAAAAATAATCAACTACAAATGAGTAAACATCATAAACACCAATTAGAAAAAATACAACAAAGTAATACTAAATTGAGTAATGAGTTAGAAATCAAAAGATCTATTTTTCAAAAAAAGTATAATAATTATTTTAAATCATAATAGATTGCTATAGGGCGAACTATAAAATCATTTTCATCAAGAATACTGCTGCTTCCAAAAATAATATTACTGATTAAAGCGGGACCATTTTTAAAAAAATCACTGCTTTCAGATAAAGATTTAGAAAAATCAGTAGGAACTTTTTCATTTATTTTAGTTATTATAACGGCTAAAACGGTAATATTTTTATCACTAAAATTATTAAAGTAAAGCTGAGGTGTGCTAAGTCTAATATATTGATTTTCACAAATACTTACAAATTCATTAATTTTTATTAGTGTGTTTTCTTTAAGTAAGTTGTTTGCATACATAGACATATCATAGAATATTTTGAAATTATACCAAGTGCTTTCTGTTAATTGTTTTTTTAACTTATCATAGTTAGGTGATCCAAATTTAGCTTTTTTTAAAGATTGTTCCACATTACAGAATTGTTCATAATCAGGAAGAATTTCTTTCAAATCACTTAAATTTGATATATCTTGTAAATGATTAAAATTATAAGAGGAAATACTTCCTTTACTTAATATTAAATTTCCATCTTGTAAATTTTCATTTTTTATTATATTTTCTTTTTGTAAATTATTTAATAGTATATCTAAAGAATAGTCATCCAAGGCTGATTCAATTAAATCTTTATTATTTTTAGAAAAAACTACATTTGTTGCATCAGTAGATGTATCTGCAGATGTAACTCCCCCTGAAAAAACTGTTATACTCCCTCTATAATTTAAAGTAGAAGATACTGTTTCATTAGTAGATTCTCCTTTTGTATCAGTTATTCCTTGTTCGTTTATTAACTTTGTGATTAAACCGGTATTGAGTTGTGCTAACATAGAATTAACTAATTTTGTATTTAGATAAATTATTTCTTTCATTATGATAACTCCTTTTATAATTGTTTTTCTACATGTATGAAGCTATTATCAACTTCAAATATAATAAGTGTTTGGTCGATTGCAGTGTGAAGTTTTTTTTATTTGTAAATTATCAACACGAAAATAACACGAAAAACCCTATTCAACGTTTGAAATTTTATCGAAGAATTCTATAATATTTTTAGCTGTTCCCACGCTTCCTTTGTAAGTCCAGCTATCTTTTTTAACAGGTTTATCGATTAAATTAATAGAGTAAATTCCCTCATTATTACCAGTTACTGTAATTTCTATTTTTAATTCTGTAACTTGATTTTCTAGTTTTTTCTTACCTGTTAGGCCTCCGATTAACATTCCTGTAGGGCCTAATAATAAACCACCTGCTGCAACTCTTCCGACTGATACACCACCTTGAGCTACTTTGGCACCATCCTCAATAAGTTTATAATCAACTAACTCATCGAATTTAAATACTCTAAAAAAATCATTACTTAATTTAAACATCTCAGAAATCTCATCAAATGTTATATAAATAAATGATTTTGTTTTTTTAAACTCTTTTCTTCTTCTTAAGTTCTCTTTGGTAGCCTCTTTATCTTTGAGTTTAGCTAATTCTTTTTCTTGTTTCTTTTTCTCTTTTAGTTCTAACTCTTTTTGCTTACGCTCCTGTTTAAGTCTTTCTTTTTCTGGATCTTTTTTAAAAAACATAATATTTATTCTCCTTAATTAATATCTACTTTAAATATTCTAAAATTTACGTCTTAGCTCTACAACTTTACCTATTATTGTAACTGGTAAACTCGCTATTTCTTCGTTAGTATAAAACGTAGGAGTATAGCTGCTGTTGTTAGGTATTAGCATAATTCCATTGTTAGAGCGTTCGTATCTCTTGCACGTTGCATCATCCCCATTAACCATTGCTATTACTGTGTCCCCGTTATCTGCTGTGCTTTGCTTTCTTACTATAACTATATCCCCATCAGTAAGGATTGGCAGCATAGAATCCCCCTTTATCTTCAAACCGAAGAACTCCCCTTGATTTTCCCAACTTTTTGGTATTTCTTCATAATCTAGTATATCTTCAACCGCAGATATAGGAATACCTGCAGGAACAGTTCCTAAAACTGGGATTTTAACTCCTTGAGGTTTTTGTTCTTCTTCCCAACCCATAAGGTATTCAATAGATGTGTTTAGATATTTCGCAATTTTTTCTAACCTATCAGTTGGTAGTTTTTTAGTATTACCGTCTTCATATCTTTTTATTGTAGTTTCGTGTACTTGTAAAAAATCTGCAATTTCTTTTCTAGATATTTTTCTTCTTTTTCTAGCTTCAAAAATTCTTTGTCCTACATTAGTTTCTTTCATTGATTCCACCACCTTTTACAAATATAATTTTAACATTTTAGTTGTAAAAACGCAAGTTATTTTTAAAAAATAATAAAAAACTTGCAAAAAAGTATTGACAAGATAAAAAAAATGGTATAAAATTAAAATTGCAAAAACGCAAGAAAAGGAGGTGAGATTTTGGATTACGATTTATTAAAAGTAAAGATGAAAAAAAATAAGATTACGTATGAGACTATGGCAAAATTATTAGGACTAACATTAAATGGTTTCGCAAATAAAATCAACCAGTGTAATTCAAGTGGATTTTATGTTGATGAAGCAAATTTAATTAGAAAAGAATTAAACTTAAGTCAAGAAGAAGCGTTCACTATTTTTTTTAACAATTAACTTGCATTTTCGCAAGAATACAACCAAATTAAACCCTCCCTTATTTCAAGAGAGGAGAAAGGAGGTGTGTGGATGGAGATAAAGAAAATTATATTTCTAGATGATACTTACCTAGAAGATTGTACTTTATCAAACGATATTCCAAAAGAAATAGCCGAAGTATCAAGTAGCTTTGTAAAAATAACTACCGATAAATCGACTATACAATATGTAAATTTAGATTACATACAACTAATTATACCTAAGAATTTAAAAGTTATTTCTTCTTAGATGTTTTAGTTTGTGATAAAGCACTACCTGCTACTGATTTAGAATTTTTACTAGATCTACCATCACGTAAAATTTTACTAGCTTTAGTAGCAACACTCTTAGATGTTTGTTTTCTATTTACCATTTATAAAATTCCCCTTTCTAAAGTATTAAGTATTTCATCGAAAAGGTTTAGTAGTAGAATTTTATTTCCAGGAAATACTCAAATAAATTATAGCACGAAAGTAAAGAAAGGTCAAATTATTATGAAAGAGTTTTACAATGCGTTAAAAAAGCGTTTAGAAGAAACGGACATGTCTGTATATAAGTTGTCGAAGGAAACAGGAATATTTCAGCAAACATTATATGCTTTAGTCAATGGCAACACATCTAATCCTAGACTAGATCACGCTGTTAAAATAGCGAAAGTTTTAGAAATAGATTTAAATAAATTGAAAGAAGGTGTTTAAATGCAAGAACCTTACAATGCTTATTTAGATAAGATAAAAAATCCGTCTGACTGGGTTAAAAGAAATGACTTACGGAAATTTCTAGAAATGGATAAATCAAAAGACAAGTTCAATAAATTTATTAAAGAAATTGAAGGACTTGAAGATTCTCATTTATTTATCCAGGGGACTTTAACAACAAACAAAACTTTTAATAAAGTTAGAATTTATAACTATATTAATCAAAAAAATAGAGAAAGGGAACGACAAAATGCTTAAAAGAAAAATTAAAAAAGATAAATTAAACGTTATATATTGGACTGTGGCTGTTGTGAGTATTTGTTTCTTGACATTAACAAATGTTGATTGGCAATTAATCGGAGGAATAGCAACCGGATTAATAGCAATAATTCAATTCTTATTTGATAAAGATTTTGCTAAAAAATATTTTAATTAGGAGGCTGATATGAATAAATTTGAATTACACAAAACATTAACTGAGCTTCAGGAATTACAAAGAAAAGTAGATAGCCATATCAAGATATGGAATAGGCAACACATAGAAACAGCTCTTTGCGAGGAGTTTCACGAATGGTACAACGCTATAGGTCTTTTTAAAGATTGGAAGTTAAATAAAACTTCTAGAGAAAAACAACTAGATGAATTAGCTGATTGTTTAGCTTTTACATTATCTTTACTTAATGATGATAGACATGTTTACAGCATAGAGAGATGTAGATTCATTCTGAAAAGAATATCTAATAGAGATCACAAAAAAGCAATGTTAAATGAAATTGAAACAGGATATCTATTTAATAAAAGAGTTGGTAATACTGTTTATATTCAAACTTCTGAATTTGCATTAGAGCTAATTCTTGATATAGCAATGCTTTATTATTCACTAGATGAATTATTTGAAGCTTATAAGAAAAAATCAATGGTTAATATCCAACGCCAAAAAGAAGGATATTAAATAAAAAAATAGCCGTTTAAAACAACGACTACTTAATTAAATTTTCAACTATAAAATAACATAAAAAAGGAGAAATTGCAAGTGGCAAAAGATAATATTAACCCAAATCACTATAAATTTGGAAATTTTGAAACAATAGATTTAATTCAGGAAGTAGTAGAAGATTTTGGCAGTGTGTGTCAAGCTAACATACTGAAATATGGAATAAGAGCTAATAGAAAGCATGATAACCCAAAAGATGACATCAATAAAATAATTAGATATTGTGAGTTTTGGTTGAACGATATAGAAGGTGTAAAAGCTAGTGAGAAACGTTCTGAAGAAACTAATCATCAAGAAGATTTCAGCCCATTTGATAAGCTGCACAGCCTTCTAAATGACCAGGAGAAGGAGCTACTTAAAGATAAGAATATTAAAGTAATTCATTTAAATGGATTAAAAATGTTAGAAGATTTTATTAAAGAACAAGAGGGTAGACGTAATGGCAAACATGAGATTAACAGATAAGCTAAAAGAATTACGATTTACATCTAATAAAATTGATGAATGCTTAAGCTTAATTGAATTTGATAGTTTAGAAAGAAGAAAATTAAGAGAAGCAATGGATATATTAGATAATAAAGTCTTTGAATGGGAGGAGTTTAAAAATGAGGAAGAATGTTGGAGTTAATTTAACTCAAGCAATAAGAAACTATATTTACTTAAATCCTGGTTGTACTAAGTATGATTTAGTTAATGATCTCGGTATTCCTTACGACAAAATGAGAATGCCAATTAGTAAGTTAAAAAGGAACGGAGAAATATTAGTCGAAAATGGCTGTTATTCGGCTCTGGAAAGTTTGTCGTATTTAAAAGAGTATAATCAAACACCCGATGAATTTTCAAGAAGGGAATATCTTAAAAAATTAGTAGATGTAGTAATAAACAATATTCAAGAATGTACTGACCACAATGTTAAAATTCAGTATATTCAAGAAGGCAGAAGATTATTAAAAGATTTAAAATAAAAGGAGATTAGAAAAATGGATTTAAACGTAAATGTAAATGTGATTATAGCAAGTAAAGATGATGTAGTTTTATTAGAAGATGTCCTGTCTAAATTAGGAAAAGGATCTTATGCAGGAATTTCTCAGGTTGTAACTCCGGATATTGTTCAACCAGTTACACCAGTAGAGCCTACAGCACCTACACAACCAGTTACACCAGTAGCACCAACACAAACAGCTACACCTGTAGAGCCGGTAGCACCAACTACTCAAGTACCTGTAAGTGAAAAAACTTATACTTTAGAAGATATTCAACGTGCTTCAGCTGCTCTTGTTCAAGGAGGTAAAATCGCTCAATTACAAGCACTGCTACAACAATTCAACGCTATATCATTAGCACATCTTTCTCAAGATAATTTTGGAGCATTTGCACTTAAATTAAGAGAATTAGGAGCTGATATTTAATGACTGATATTAATCACAAAGAAAGGGCGCATGCAAAGCTTAGTGCTAGTGGTGCTAGTAGGTGGGCTACTTGTCCTGGCAGTGTACAGATGGAGGAGGGAATTCCTGATAAAGAATCTGTATATGCACAAGAAGGGACATTGGCCCATGAGATGAGCGAGTTAAAGCTCAAACACTATTTAGACCCTAAAGGGTTTGGCAAAAGAAAGCTAAATGCGGCCATCAAAAAACTAAAAGAAAACGAACTATATCAAGCTGAAATGGAATCTTACACAGATACTTATGTAGATTTTATAAAAGAAAAAGCCTTAAGCTTTCCATCTAATCCTTATATTGAGATAGAGAAAAGAGTTGACTTTTCTAGATGGGTAGATGGTGGGTTTGGAACTTGTGACTGTATTTTAATTCACGGTTCAACACTTTCAATCATTGACTTGAAATATGGAAAGGGTGTTCCTGTTTCAGCTGAACAAAATGAACAGCTAATCTTATATGCATTAGGGGCTTATGATGCTTTCAACCTAATCTACAACCTAGATAAAATTGAACTGAATATTGTACAACCTAGAATTAATAATTTTTCTACCTGGGAAATATCCCTAACTGAATTGTTATTGTGGGGGGATTATTTCAAAGTTCAAGCTGAAAAAGCATTAGGAGGTAACGGGGAGCTAGTTCCATCAGCTAAAGCTTGTAAGTTCTGTAAGGCAAGAGATATTTGCACCGCAAGAGCTGAGAATAATTTATCTTTAGAATCTGAAATAAAATTAAAACCTAATGAGATCCCTAAAGATAAATTATATGAATATATCTCAAGAGGAGAAGACATTGCTAAATGGGTGGCCGATTTAAAAGCTTATGCTTTGGATATGTGCCTTAAAGGAGAAGATGTCAAAGGACTTAAGGCGGTAGCCGGAAGAACTTCACGCTCTTGGACTAATCAAGATGAGGCAATTAATAAATTAATAGAAGGGGGAATAGACGAGGCAATAATATATGACAAAGTTCCGTTAACCTTAGCTAAATTAGAAAAAGCGTTAGGTAAACAACAGTTTACAACTTTAGTAGGAGATTTGGTCGTTACTAGTGAAGGTAAACCTACTTTAGTTTTTGAGAATGACAAAAGACCAGCAATAACAAATACTGTAAATGCAACAAGCATTTTTAAACCATTAAATTAATATATATTAAAGGAGATTTTAAAATTATGACAACAGAAACAACAGCAGTAGTACAAAACGTGAGATTAAGTTATGTAAATGTATTTAAACCTTATTCAAATAATCCGGATTTACCGGCTAAATATAGCACAACAATTTTATTACCAAAAAGCGATTTAGCAAGTAAGCAAAGATTAGATGCAGCTATTCAAGCAGCCGCTCAAAAAGGATTAAATGAAAAATGGAACGGAGTAATGCCTCCCGTAGTAGCTAATCCTATTCATGATGGGGACGGGGTTAAACAAGATGGTACACCTTTTGGGGACGAGTGTAAAGGTTGCTGGGTATTTACAGCTAGTTCAAACGCTGATAGACAACCTCAAATAGTTGACCAAAATGTTCAACCTATTTTAGACCAGTCTCAAATATATTCAGGAGTTTATGCAAACGTAGCAATTAACGTATTCCCTTATATGCATACAGGTAAAAAAGGTGTAGGTTTCGGTTTAACACATATTCAAAAAGTAAGAGACGGGGAAGTGTTAGGAGGTGCACCTGTAGCAGCTGACAAATTATTTACAGCTTTAGGTGGTGCAGCTAACCCGAACCCGTTCCCTAATCCGCAACAAGCAGCAGTTCAACAACCTCAACAAAATCAAAATACTTTTGGTGTAGATCCTATTACTGGATTACCACTTTAATAAAAGTTTCGGGGGGTTATCCCCCCATGATTTTAGGAGGAAATTATGCAATATTTAAATATAGATATTGAAACACGAAGCAGTGTTAACATTTCTAAAAGTGGAGCTTATAAATACGCTCAATCTGAAGATTTTGAGATTTTGCTATTTTCTTACAAACTAAACGATGACCCAACTAAAATAGTTGATTTGAAACAAGGAGAAAAAATCCCTGATAATATCCTAGAATTACTAAATAATCCGGATTGCATTAAACATGCATATAACGCAGCTTTTGAGTGGTATTGCCTTAATCAGGCTGGATATATAACGAGTATAACTCAATGGAGATGTACAATGTTTCATGCAACATATTTAGGCTTACCTGCTGGATTAGGAATGACTGGTAAAGCAATAGGTATTTCAGAAGATAAGAAGAAACTCACAACAGGTAATAGATTAATTCAATATTTTTCAGTTCCTTGTAAGCCAACTAAATCTAATGGTGGTAGAACATGGAATGACCCACATCATGACTTAGCTAAATGGAAGCTTTACTGTGAATATAATATGCAAGATGTGGAGGCTGAATATACAATTTATCAATATATAAAAGCCTTTGAAGTTCCTGCAAAAGAACAGAAGCTGTGGGAAATGGATATCCTGATGAATGCTAACGGTGTTAAAGTTGATAAATTGTTAGTTGATTCAGTTCTGAGAATCGATGCTGAAAGTACTGAGAAATTAACTGATGAGGCTCAGAAGATAACAGGACTTGATAATCCTAATAGTATTACTCAGTTGAAAAGCTGGGTAGAAAGTCAACTAGATGAAGATTTACCAGGACTTACAAAAGATGATATTTCAGACCTTTTATCTAGAGAAAATTTACCTTTGAAGGTTAAAAGAGTTCTAGAGATAAGGCAGCAGTTAGGAAAAACTAGTGTTAGTAAATATGCAGCTATGGAAAATGCAATGTGTAAAGATGATAGAGTAAGAGGTTTACTACAGTTTTACGGAGCTAATAGGACTGGCCGCTGGGCTGGTAGATTAGTTCAAGTTCAAAATCTACCTAGAAACTACATCAATACATTAGATGATGCTAGAGATCTTGCAAAAAACGGAAACTTTGAAGGACTTAAGCTCTTATATGGAAATGTTCCGGATATCCTAAGTCAGTTAGTAAGAACAGCTTTTATAACTAGTAAAGACAAGTTTATAATAAGTGATTTTAGTGCTATTGAGGCAAGAGTTATTGCATGGCTTGCTGGGGAAGAGTGGGTTAATGAAGTATTTGCTACTCACGGAAAAATCTATGAAGCTACAGCAAGCCAAATGTTCAATGTTCCTATTGACAAGATTAAAAAAGGAAACCCTGAGTATAGTTTACGTCAAAGAGGAAAAGTTGCAACCTTGGCCCTTGGATATCAAGGAGGAGAATCAGCTTTAATAGCAATGGGAGCTGATAGAATGGGGCTCTCAAGTGAAGAATTAACAGACATTAAAGTTCGTTGGAGGGATGCAAATAAAAACATTGTCCGTTTGTGGTATGCAGTAGGAGATGCTGTTATTCAGGCCATGAATGGCAACGGATCTCAATTTGTTCAATGCTTAGAAATTAGAAGGGAATGGGATATGATGTACGGTTTAGATTTTATATCTGTCAAATTGCCTAGTGGTAGAAAGCTGTATTATCCTAAACCATTTCTACAGCAAAACAAATTCAATAAAGATGCTCTACATTATTACGGTGTTAACCAAACTACTAAGAAATGGGAAGTTAACTCTACATACGGTGGAAAGCTAGTCGAGAACATAGTTCAGGCAATAGCAAGGGATTGTTTAGCTGAAACACTGATGAGATTATACGATAGAAATTATGAAGTAGTAATGCATATCCACGATGAAGTGGTAATAGATGCTTACGATGATGAAAAACTAGAAGATGTAAATAATATTTTAGCTGAGCCAATACCTTGGGCTCCAGGATTAATATTAAAAGGTGCTGGATTTGAAACTAAATATTATATGAAAGATTAAGAAAGGAGGTTAAAAAGTGCAAGCAAATAGAATATTAGGAATTGCTAAGGCAAATCACAGAAAAGCGACTATATGGCAAAACACAGATATTAGTTGGCTGGATTTTGTGGAAACTTTAAAATCTCCTGTTAGAACTCAAGAGAAATATGATGAATTTCTTAAGCTTAAAAAGTCAGAACAAGATGAATTAAAAGACGTTGGGGGCTTTACTGGTGCTAAGTTATTAGATGGCCGAAGAAAAGCAACTAATATATTAAGTCGTGATGTTGTGTGTTTAGATCTAGATAACATCCAACCTAATATGACTGATGACATTCTAAAAAGAGTAGGAGCTTTGGGTTGTACAGCGGTTGTATATTCAACAAGAAAACATAGCAATTATACACCTAGATTAAGGGTTTTAATTCCTCTTGATGAGAGTTGTACTCCTGATGAGTATGAGCCAATAGCTAGAAAGTTAGGTAGTTTATTAGGGATAGAAAATTGCGACCCTACAACATTTGAAGTTAACAGATTTATGTATTATCCATCCTGTTCAGCAGATAGCGAGTATATTTATCAGTTTTATCCTGGTCAATTTTGCAGTAGAAAAGGTGTACTTAATATGTATGCTGATTGGACTGATATCACGACTTGGCCTCATGTTCCTGGTCAAGATACTAGACAAAAACAACTACTAGCAAGGCAACAAGACCCGCTAACAAAAAACGGATTAGTTGGTGCATTCTGTAAGGTGTATGATATTACGTCAGCTATACAAACTTTCATACCTGGACTTTACGAGGCAACCTCAAGCCCTGATAGATACACCTTTACAGGTGGGACTACCTCAGGTGGTGCGGTGCTATATGATAATAAGTTCTTATACTCACACCACGCAACAGATCCATGTAGTGGCCAACTAGTTAACTCTTTTGATTTAATCAGAATGCATAAGTTTAGTAACCTAGATGAGCATGTTAAGGAAGGTACTCCAGTTAGTAAATACCCTTCTTACTCAGCTATGAAAAAACTAGCTCTTGCTGATGATAAAGTAGCAGCGTTATTAAATAGAGAGCTAATATCAAATGCTAAAGATGTGTTTGATGTAGTAGGAGATGATGATGATAATCAAAATGATGATGAGCTTGATTGGTTAACGCAGCTTGAGAGAAATGAAGAAGGTAGAATCCAAAAGACTATTAATAATATAGTTTTAATCCTGGAGAATGACCCAAATTTAAAAGATAAAATAGCTATTGATATTTTCAGTAACAGAGGGCTAGTGTTTGGTAAGCTACCATGGGATAGACATTATGATGCAAGCAAAGAACACAGGGACTGGTCAGAAGTTGATGATGCATCTTTTGCTAGATATCTAGAAAGTGTATATAAAATAACCGGCCAAGATAAACAAGATAAAGCCTTATTAATAGTAAGTGATGGGAACAGAATAAACTATGTAGAGCGTTACCTAACAACTCTTACCTGGGACGGAGTGCCTAGAGTTGATACTCTTCTAATCGATTATTTCGGAGCAGAGGACAATGCATTTACGAGGGAAGCTATTAGAAAAAGTTTAGTAGCTGCTGTAGCAAGGGCTATTGTTGGTGGTGTAAAGTTCGATGTAATGACAATTCTAGCAGGGCCTCAAGGGGTTGGTAAAAGTACATTCTTTTCTATATTAGGTAAAGATTGGTTCAATGACAGCTTACAAACTTTTGAAGGTAAAGAAGCTTCTGAACTTATCCAGGGAAGCTGGATTGTAGAAGTAGGAGAGCTTACTGCGATGAATCGACACGATACAAACGCAATTAAGCAATTCTTAAGTAAAAGAGAGGATATCTACAGGGAAGCTTACGGAAGACGTACAAGCAAATATCCTAGAAGATGTGTTTTTTATGGAACTTCTAATGATGATGAGTTTCTAAAAGACCCTACAGGTAATAGAAGGTTTTGGCCAATTGACATTTGCTTAGGAGAGATTAAAAAGAGCGTTTGGGATGATTTACCTAATGAAGTTGATCAAGTGTGGGCTGAAGCTTATACCCTGTTTGTAATGGGGGAAAGCTTACAACTTAGCAAGGAGGCCGAAGAGTTGGCCAATATGGCACGTGAGCAGCATAGAGAAGTTAACATGCGAGAAGGATTAATTAAGGAATTTCTTGACAGGCCTATCTTACCTGACTGGTATTCTCTAGATAAGAATAAGAGGATTTCGTTCCTATCCGGTACATATACTGTTGATGAATCACAACTGGTATTTAGAAATAAAGTATGTGCAGCTGAGATTTATGAAGAGTGTTTACGTGGAGATATTAAGTATATGAAACGACAAGAAGCTAAAGAGATAAATCAAATAATTAGTAATATAGTTGGGTGGGTTAAGGAAGAAAAAACATCAAGATTTGGAGTTTATGGCCCTCAAAAAGGGTTCCGTAGGGTGTAACTTTGGGGTGTAACTTTCTAATTTCAAAGTTACAAATCAAAAATTCAAATGTAACTTTGGTGTAACTTTGAAAAAATACAAAACGTGATTATATCAACGTTTATCCGTATCGAGTGTAACTTTAAATAGCTAAGTTTACACCCAAAGTTACACCTCATAAACGTTGATATAATAGGCTTAAATAGAGTTTTATATATACTTTTGTAACTTTAAATTCCCTATAATTTATAAAAATAAAGAAAATATAGAAATTATAGGAATATATACCCCCTTATAAATCTATAATATCTATAATCTCTATGTTTTATATACTTATAGGGAAAAATAAAGTTACAAGTTACAAATTCAAATTTTGAAATTTTTAAAGTTGATATGAGGAAAGAAAATGTTAGAAAGGCAAATTGAAAAATATTTAGTAAAAAAAATTAAGGATAGAAAGGGCCTATGTTTGAAATTTGAATCCCCTGGATATTCAGGTGTGCCTGACAGAATTATCATATTGAAAGATAAGCCGGTTGCATTTGTAGAATTGAAAAGGCCGATAGGTGGAAGATATTCAGCAAGGCAAAAATTAGTAGAAAGAGATTTTAACAGATTAGGCCAAATAGTTTATAAAGTAAAAAATAAAGAAGAAGTAGACATGTTAGTAGAGGAGTTGATATCGTGAGAGAATTCATCCCACACAAATATCAGTTAACAGCAATTAATCATGTTATCAATGTTCCAAAATGTGGGCTGTTCCTGGATATGGGATTAGGAAAAACAGTATCAACACTAACAGCAATTAAGGAACTAAAATACAATAGATTTCAAGTTAATAAAGTGTTGATTATAGCACCTAAAAAAGTAGCTGAGGGAACATGGTCAAAAGAAAAAGATAAGTGGAACCATACAAAAGATTTTAGAGTTAGCCTGGTGTTAGGAAGTCAACAAAAGAGAATTAAGGCACTTAGCGTTAATGCTGACTTATATATTATCAACCGTGAAAATATTCCGTGGTTGGTAGATTATCTTAGAAATGACTGGTATTTTGATACGGTTGTGATTGATGAAAGTAGTAGTTTTAAAAACAGCAGGAGTAAGAGATTTAAAGCTTTAAAAATGGTATTACCAAAGATTAATAGGTTGATTGAGTTAACAGGTACTCCTAGCCCAAATGGGGTAGAGGATTTATGGGCTCAAATTTATCTATTAGATCAAGGAACTAGATTAGAAAAATACATTACACATTTTAGGGCCAAATATATGGAGCCTAATAAAAGGAATAGAAGTCAGATTTTTGACTATAAAATAAAAGATGGAGTTTATGACAGTATCATAAATAAAATATCTGATATTTGTATAAGCATGAAGTCAGAAGACTATCTAGAATTACCTGATTTATCTTATAACGAGATCCCGGTAATTCTAAATGATAAAGCTAGAAGAGATTACGACAAAATGGAACGTGATTTTGTACTTGAGCTTGAAGGTGCTGAGGATGAAATAACAGCGGTTAATGCAGCCGCATTATCTAACAAGCTATTACAAATAAGTAATGGGGCTGTATATGATAGTTCCGGAATATATACAGAGGTACATGATGCAAAAATTGAAGCTTTCCTAGAATTAGTTGAGAGATTGCAAGGTAAAAGTTTACTAGTGTTTTACAATTTTCAACATGACAAGGATAGAATCAAAAGAGCATTAGAAAAAAGTGATCTTGTTGTTAAAGAGTTGAAAACTACACAAGATGAGGATGATTGGAATGCTGGTAAAATTGATATTCTGTTAACACATCCAGCAAGTGCAGCTTATGGTCTTAATTTACAGGAAGGAGGAAACCACGTTTGCTGGTTTGGTCTATCATGGAATTTAGAACACTATCAACAGGCCAACAAGCGACTACACAGACAGGGCCAAAAAGAAAAAGTTATAATTCATCATTTAGTAACACAAGGAACACGTGATGAAGATGTAATGCGAGCACTTGATAACAAAGCAGGAGTACAAGAAGAGATAATGCAAAGCCTGAAAGCTAGAATTAAGAAAGTCAAAGAGGGTGTTAAATAAATGGGTAAAAAGATTAAAAAGAACTCTTTCGGTTTACCAAAAGTAGGAAGTAAGAAAGAGAAGAAAAGAGCGGCTGAACAAGTTGCTGATGAATTTATAAAAATTCAACGGATGGAAGCAAGAGGAGAAATGCTAACTGAATTTAGTTTAGTGTTAGCGTGGGTACTAAGAGCTAATTATGGATTTGGTAAAAAACGGATAACAAGAGTAGTATCTGAAGTATTTGAGCTTATGAGCGATACGAAAATGAAAGATTACGGACAAGATTTGTTAAGCATAAAAGATATAAATCCTCAGTTGAAAAATGAAGTCAAACTAGATGTGTTAGCATTAATTGACGAATTAGCAGTGAAACACTTTAACAGGGTAAGCAAAGATGAAAAACGAAGTAGATAAGCTTATGAGAGAAAAAGGTGTTAGTAACAAAGAATTAGCAGCTCTTACTGGACTACACGTAAAAACAATACGAGAAATAAGAGCTGGAGCAGTAAATCCTAGATATAGCAGTTTAAGGAGGATAATAAAATGTTTAAAAACGCAAAACGGGTAGACGTGATAGAAACCACCCCGGATAAAGTGGAAAGCTATATAGAAGCTTATAAACGAGGGGAAATAATAGATTTACCACCATTACTAGAAAGCGAAGAGATAAAAGAGATAAGCGTGATTGGTGGAACAGCAATGATTTATATATTTGATAAAAAGGAGATTAAAAACAATGATTAAACGAGTAATAAAAATTGAAACAACAAAAGATATGGTAGCAAATGATATTAATGAATTAATTAACAACAGTGATATAGATCAAGCACCATTAGAGGATAATGAATTTGTAGAAGATGTGCAAGTATTAAACGTAAATGAAACATTAATAGCATTAGTTAAGATAGGAGAGAAGTAATGGATATTAAAAGTTTAGGGCATGAAGTTAAAGAAAGTCGAATAGAAGGAATATTAAGAGAAATAAAAGAAGAAATAGGTAAAAAAGATATTAGATTTATAAAATTATCAGATATTCACGGAAGAGACATATATATCAATACTAATGAGATTATATCAATCCAGGAAGATAGTGAAGATATCGATAAAGGAACAATAACAAATATTACCGCAAGATGGGGGATGTTGTTAGTATTAGCAACACCTGAAGAAGTATTAGATGCGATTAAAAAAGCAGAAGTATAGAATATCAAAAAGGAGAAATAGATGGACGCATTAGAAAAACTTAAACGGGTATTATTGTATAAAGAAATAGCAAGAGTTAACGGGGATACTTTATTTTTGAAAGATGGAACACAAATTGACTTCTATATGTCTGCTAATGATTGATGTGCAATAGCTTATGGCGACTGGAAGTTGCTAGAGAATTTTGAAGGTGTGATAACAGATGTAAAATTCAAAGCTACAGAAGAGTATTTTTACGGTACAACAAAAAAACTTTTTATAACTATATTCCATAATCAAAACGAAGTAGCACAAGCAGAGTGCCATGCAGATAACGGGAACGAAGGCTATTATTACTCTGTTTTGTCTGTACGTGTAACAGGGATAGACGGAAAACAAATTGATGATTTTACATTATTAGAAGCTTAAGAAAAGAAAGGAGAAATAGATGAAAGATAAGCAAGAAAGATTATCTAATCTCAAAAAAAGATATTTATCGCAAATATTTTACATTAAAGAGATAATAAGAGCGAATGAAGAAAAAATAAGAGAAAAAAGAGATCTTTTAAAAAATAATATTAAACCTATTGATTATGCGAAGGAGCAAATCAAAGGGGGAAACAAATACAGTTGGGAAAATCTAATACACGAAGTGGATATGCTTGAAAGAGAGCTATTTGACAATACAGTTAAGCAGGTTAAAAAAGAAAGAGAGATATATAACTGTATTGACAGTGTAAAAGATTACCAATATAAACTTTTATTACAGCTTAGGTATTTCAATTGTAAAGATTGGCTAGAAATAGACCAAATAATGGGAATTGAAGCGAACACAAGAAACAGAAAACATTCTGAAGCTTTAAGAGTAATTCAAATTGATAATTTACCTAAGAATTTCCCCAAAAGTAAGTAAAAGTAAAAAAAAGTAAGAAAAGATAAAACAAAGTAAGTAAAGATAAACAAAAGTAAGTAGTATAGTGATATAATGGTAATGTGAGAGTTTAACGGAGGATTAAGGTACGTTGATGATTTTCTCTTTTAAAATTTTTTAGTTAATACAAGTTTCTTTTAATTGCTGGTTACAAAAAGAAATTTATGTTGAACTCGCAAAAAGTGTTATTAAATTCCTCCGTTAATCAACTTGCTAAACATACATTGTAAGAATTTTCATAAAAATACTCCAACTTATTATTTATTATAATATGCAAGAAAGCACTGTAAAAGGTGCTTTTTATTTTTTGGAAGAGAGGCTGGTGGTGGAAAATTGAAAAAATTAACATTGAAACAACAAAAATTTGCTGATGAGTACATCATTAGCGGGAATGCTACAGAAAGTTATTTAAAAGCAGGATATGCTAAACAAAAAAGAAGTAGTGCTGAAGCGAACGCAAGGAAATTACTCGGGAATTACTTGGTAAAAGCTTACTTGAAAGAGCGTATGGATGAAATAAAAAGTTCTAAAATAGCTGACCAGCAAGAGGTGTTGGAATTCTTCACAGCTGCAATGAGAGGGGAGCTAACAGAACCAATGGCAATAGGATTAGGAGATGGAGTACAACAAATAATTGAAGTAAGGCCAAACATCGCAACTAGAAAAAGTGCTGCTGTTGAGCTTGCTAAAAGATACGGATTATCAACAGCTAAAGTTGATGTAAATGTTAAGAGTGAAAATAAACTTGCTGGGATCTTACTACAGTTAGAGGATGATAAAGATGAGTGATTTCATTCTATCTCCTAAATATAAAAAATTTCTAAAGCATAAAGCCGAAGCTGAAGCACTAGAAGGAACTACAGCAGCAGGTAAAACTACAGTAGGTATTGTTAAATATATGTTGGCAGTTGCTAAGAGTAAACAAAAGCTACACTTCATCAGTGCTAAATCTGTAGGGGATGCTGAAAAGAATATAATTAACTCGGACTTAGGAATTATAGATGTGTTCGGAGAGTATGTTGACTATAAAGGGAACGGAGATTCAAAATATAAAATCCCTCACATCAAATATGATACACCTAACGGAGAAAGAATTATATTCATATTAGGATATTCATCAAAAGATAAATGGGAAAAAGCATTAGGTTCACAGTTCGGTTGTGGTTTTATTGATGAGATTAACACAGCTGATATGGACTTTGTACAAGAAGCTACTATGCGATGTGATTATTGGATATGTACAATGAACCCTGATGACCCCACATTGCCTATTTATGCTAGATATATAAATAGATTTAGAGCGTTACCTCAATATGAATATGACACACCTCAAGAGATAAGAGAGATGCTAACTGAACCGGAACATCCTAAATGGACTTACTGGTTCTTTTCTTTTGACCATAATTATGGATTATCAGAAGAGAAAAAAGAAAAGATTAAAAGTACAGTTGCAGTAGGAACAAAGCTTTATAAGAACAAAATACAAGGCTTAAGAGGACGTGCTGAAGGTTTAGTATTCAGTATGTTTGACAGGAAGCTAAACGTAATTACCGAAGAAGCTGCACGCAAAAAGCAATACATCAGATACTCTTGCGGGGTTGACACCTCATACTCTGAAAAGACTGAGGACACAATATCATTTATCTTTCAAGGTATCACTAGCAACGGAGAGTTGGTAATACTTGAAGAGAAGAATTATAACAATAAAGATTTTAATAACAGCAAGATAGCACCGTCAGATGTAGCAGTTAAGCTGCATAAGTTCCTGGATTATTGCAAAGATAAATGGGGCTTCTGTAGAAAGGTGTACATAGATAACGCTGACCAGGCTACAATGATGGAATTACTTAAGTATAAATCAAGAAAAGGTTTGATATATGAGTTTCTAAACGCTGATAAACGGGTGACAATAATCAACAGGATTAACACATCAAGCGGTTGGATGAAGAATCTGAAGTACTTGGTTGTGGATAATTGTCAAGAGCATATCAGAGAGTTAAATATATACTCATGGAAAGAAGACAGGGACGAGCCGGAAGATAGGAACGACCACACAATTAACGCAAGTCAATATGGATATATACCATATATCAAACTAATAGGACAAGAGAATAAAAAAGACAGTCAATACAAGACACTGATGGCTGGATTTGGGAAGGAGTGATTAAATGGCTTATACAGAAACATTTGTGGATAGCACGGGAAAAAGTAAAAATCTTACATTCAGGTTTCACAGAGAATCAAGATTAAGATATAGAGTTGATAATGTAGAAGAGTTAATACTGGATGGCTATAAAGTATTAAGAGAGTTTATATCGCATCATAGCGCGGTTCAAAAACCAAGAATACAAGAACTGTATGATTACTCAGAAGGTAATAACCATACAATATCAATTAAAGATAGACGAAGTGAGCAGGATATGGCTGACACTAGAATTATTCATAATTTTGGTAAAAGCATAGCGGTATTTAAGCAAGGATATTTAGTAGGTAAACCTATTCAGGTTGAATACGATGATGGAGAAGACAACAGCACAACAGATGAGGTGCTTAGAGAGATAGCAAAGGTTAACAGCTTTCACGACTTAAACAGAATGCTAGTACTAGACCTATCTAAAGTAGGAAGAGCTTACGACTTAGTTTATCGCTCAATGTCAGACTTAACAAAAGTTAAAAGGTTAGATCCTTTAAGAACATTTGTAATATATGATAACACACTAGAAGATAATCTGTTGGCAGGTGTTAGATATTACTCAACAGGATTATTTGACAACAAACAGCATTTCGTAGAGCTTTATTTAAATGATAGAATTGTTAAGCTGCAAGAGGTAGACGGGGCATATCAGGAGATAAGCATTGAGCATCATGTGTTTAGAGATGTTCCGATAACAGAGTACTTAAATACAGCTGATGGGATGGGAGACTATGAAAGCGAGCTAGCTTTGATAGATTCTTATGATGCAGTTCAATCAGATACAGCTAACTATATGACAGATACATCAGATGCAATACTTGCTATATTTGGTCAAGTAGAATTTCCGGATGATGTGGTTGGAGATAGTAATAAACAGGTTGAGTACATGAGAAGAATGAGACGTGCTAGACTACTACAGCTAAAACCTCCTGTAGATGTTAATGGGAATGAGGGGACAGTGGATGCTAAGTACCTATATAAACAGTACGATGTTAACGGAGTAGAAGCATTCAAGAAAAGAATAGTTAACGACATTCACAAATATACAAACACTCCTGATTTAACTGATACTAATTTCAGCGGTATTCAAAGTGGAGAGGCAATGAAATATAAACTGTTTGGATTAGAACAGGCAAGAGTTGACACTCAATCACTATTTGAAAAGAGTTTGAGAAGGAGATACCAACTTATAGCTAACATTGGAGATTATGTTAAAGAGTTAACAGAATTTAACATTGCTAAGCTTAAGATTACATTTAACCCTAACCTACCTAAAGCGTTAGAAGAAACTATTAATGCATTTAAATCATTAGGTGGAATGGTAACAAATGAAACAGCTATGAGATTAACAGGTATTGTAGATGACCCTAAACATGAACAAGAGTTGCTAGACACACCTACAATTACATTAGATAACAGTTACGATATCGATAAAGGTAAACTGATGTACAAGATATCAAGCATACTTAAGAAGTTCAAATCAGGAGATTATAGTGAAGCATTAGCTAGAAAATTCTTAAAAGATTTAGGGTTAAGTGAAGAAGATATAGAAAGCTACCTACACGATGGCGAAGAGGTGCTAATCGATGAAGAAACGATCATTTAATTATTGGAAGAAACGAGAGTTAGCAAACCAATTAAATCAAATTAAAGATGAAAAAGTAACTATAGCAAATATGGAAGAGAACTTTAACATTGCATTAGAAGACATAGAACAGCAAATAAACGTATTCTATGAGAGATATGCAAAGAGTCAAGGTATCTCAATTGAAGAAGCTTTAAAGCGAGTATCTGAGCATGATGTAAAAGCATTTGAGAAGAAAGCTAAAGAGTATGTTAAAAAGAAAGACTTTTCTCCTGAAGCTAACGCACAGCTTAAACTCTACAATGCTACAATGAGGATAAACAGACTGGAGCTTTTAAAAGCTGAGTTGAATCTACATTTAACATACATGGCAACTAAGAACAGCGATCTTATAGAAAAGCATTTAGAGAAGTTAGCTGATAGTGAATATGCTAGACAGTCAGGAATACTTGATACTAAGCTTAGGTTTAGCAAGGAAGGTGTAAAAGCTATTGTTAATAGTGATTACAAGTACGGAAACTTTAGCAAGATCATTTGGACTAATCAAGAAGCCTTGATGGGAAATATTGCTACAATGTTAAGGCGTTCTATCATTCAAGGAGCTAACCCAACTGATATGATAGGTAGACTTAGAAGTCAATTCAATGTTAGCAAGCATGAAGCTAAAAGGCTGTTAGTTACTGAAGCTTCTAGAGTTCAAGGAGATGTACAACTTGATGCAATTGAGCAAGCAGGATATGATGAGTATTTATACATATCAGAACCTACAGCTTGTGATATTTGCAAACAGTTAGACGGGAAACATTTCAAGATTAAAGACAGAGAAGTAGGAGTTAACTTTTACCCTATGCATCCTTATTGTAAATGTTCAAGTGCAGCATACTATGACAGCGAACAGCTAGACAAAGAGATAGCTGAGTATAGGAAAGAAAGAGGCTTGGATAATGCAGTAGAAAGTGGTATAATAGAAGGTGGAAGCCTATTCGAAAAAATGGTTAATGGCTTTAAGTTTGGCAAAAGAAACCGTTCATCAATTGCAAAAGATTTATTAGAAAGACTTGGGTTAGAAGATTTACCAATAGATTTTCATACAAGTGGAGGTGCAAGAGGTTTTTGCGGTTTTAGTCAGGATGGAGATAAATTAAAAATAATTAATTATAGTTTAGAGAAAAATGATGATAGAGAGAGACCTTATCAATTGAAAACTATATTCCATGAAGCCTACCACGCTAAAGGACACGGACGTAAATTTGATTATGCTGATGATGAAGGGTTTATTAACAAATCATCATTAGCAATTGAGGAAACATTCGCTGAAAGCTCAGCACACTATGCTATGCAAAAAATGGGAGTGAAAGAGAGATTAAGCCCTGCATATGCTGAGTATTTAGTTGATACAGTTCCGAGGTTGAAGAAGTTAGAAAAATACAGTTCAATTAATAACATTGTGGACTTAGGAGAGATTGTCTGGAATGACAGGTTAAAAGGTCAAGATTCACAGTGGAATAAATTAGCAGGAGAAATTAAAAAGATTAATCATGATTGGCAATATTACGGGTTGCAATATGAAGATTATATCAAGAATCATAAGGAAAGATTAGTAGATAAGTTCCTGGAAAATGCACCTAGTCAAAGAAAATATAGAGATTATATGGTTGAGGATATAGATAATATATTTAATAAACTTCACAACTATGATCAACTAACACAGCCGGAAAAATTTGTATATCAGAATGTATTAGTCAATGTTATGAATGAGGAGGGGATTAAGTAATGTACTTACCAAAAGAATTATTTAGAAACATAGAAAACGAAAAAGAAGTATTAGAAATAATATCTGATTTAGAGCTGGATCTAAAAAACGACAAATCATTAACCTTAGATGAAGCAATTTCAAGGTTAGAGGATTTAGGGGAAGATTTAATTATAAAAGAAATAAAGTCAAACTAATTATTAAACACTTAACAACTTGTTAGGTGTTTTTATTATACACTTGTCCTGGATAAGACATTAAAAGGTCTTTTTTATTATGTCAAATTAAACTAGCGTGGATTATTACTTAAGTGAAGTGGTGCACAACTGAACTGAAAGGATAATACTAGCGTGGATAAGGAGAACAAAACAAAATGAGCAAATATTTATTAAAACTAAACATTCAATACTTTTCAGAGGAGGGAGCAACAGAAGGAGCTGTAGAATCAGCACCAACTGAACCTGAGTTTAAAGCTCCATCTAGTCAATCTGAGCTAGATAGTATTGTTAACAAAGCAGTTCAAACAGCGTTAAATAATCAGAAAAGTAAATCTGAGGATGACTTTCAAAAACGTGTAGAAGCTGAGATTAAAAAGCGTGAAGATTATGCCAAATTAAGTGAAACACAAAAACGAGATAGAGACTTTGAAGAGAGGCAGAATAAATTCAACGAAGAAGTAGCAGCTTTCAAACAGTCACAGTTAATCATGGAAGTAAAAGAAGATTTATTATCTAAAAACTTACCTGTTGAACTAGCTGAAACTTTTGCTAAGCATGGTTCAGCTGAGGAAGCTTTAAAAGCAGTAACGGTATTAGAGAGAGCGTTCCAAGATGCAGTAGCAAATGCAGTAAAAGCATCAGCAAGACAAACTACACCAGGAGCAAGTGGGACTGGATTTGATAAGCAAATGAACATAGGACAAAGACTTGCAAAAGGTGTTAATCATAAAAAACCATTTTAAAAGGAGAACAATAGATGAAAACAAGAAATATTTTCAATGAAAAAGAAATTCTTCACAATTTAGACTATGAAGCAATTTCAGTAACAGTAGATAAAACTACTACAGGAACAGTAGATGAAGGTGGACGTAAAATTTTAAAAGCTGGGACATTCTTAGCTGGAGATGGTAAGTCAATCTTTGAAGATAGAACTAAAAAAGTTAAAAAATTAACAAATGATGCAGCAGCAACTTATGTTGACGGAGTTGCATTACATGATGTTGACTTAACAGACGGAGATGCAGTTGTTGCTTGTGTATTTAAAGGTACATTACGTGAAGACAAGTGTAACAACGGAGCCGCTGTTGAAGGCAAAGTAAAAGAAAAATTAAACTTAATCAAATTTGTAAAAGGAGTGTAGTAAAATATGGCGTTAATTTATGACACAATTACAGCTGAAAATGTAGCTGGTTACTGGAACGGAACTCAAGAGGAAGTAAATGAAACTTTAGGGGAAAGATTATTCCCTGCTAAAAAACAATTAGGAATTAAGCTTGCAATGGTTAAGGGTGGAAGTGGTAAAGCAGTAGTGCTTAAACCCGCTGCATTTGATACTAAAGCACCATTAAGAGAAAGAATGAACTTAAGTATCACTGATACTCAAATGCCTTTCTTTAAAGAAGCTTTACTAGTTAAAGAGGAAGATAGACAACAATTAAACGTGATTTCTTCTACAGGAAACCAAGAACTTATTGACACAGTATTAAGTGGAATCTTTGATGACCATGCCCGTCTTGTTAATGGAGCTAAAGCACGTATTGAAGCAATGAGATTACAAGTGTTAGCAACTGGAAAAATCTCATTCAACAATAACGGAGTAGCTCAAGAGTTTGATTATGGGGTAAAACCTGAAATGAAGAGCACTGTAGCTAAAGCTTGGACTGCTACTGATGCAACGCCTCTAAAAGACTTAGAAACAGCTATTGCAGCAATGGAAGCACAAGGCAAAAAAGCTGAAGTGATTGTTATGAACTCAACAACATTTGGATTATTAAAAAATGCTGACAGCACAGTTAAGCTTGTTAAACCATTAGCTCCTAAAGGTGCATCAGTGACTAGACAAGAGTTAAGAGATTATATCTTAGATGCATTTGATGCTACAGTAGAAATTTCTAGAGATTCTTATGAAGACGGAGACGGTACTACTAAGAAATATTATCCTGATGGATATGTATCACTATTACCTAACGCTAAATTAGGTTCAACAGTATTTGGTACTACTCCTGAAGAATCTGATCTATTAGGAGGAAATGTTGCAGGAACAGATGTTGAAATTGTAAATACTGGTATTGCAGTTACAACACAAAAACTAGTAGATCCTGTTAACGTTCAAACTAAAGTATCAATGATTACATTACCATCATTTGAGAGATTAGATGATGTTTATATGCTAGACATCCAACCATAGGTAAAAGCTTATGGATAGAGATATAGTGCTGTACAACGTTAAGGAAGACTTAGATATTCGAGACACATTGCAAGACACTATAATCTATAGACTTATTGACAAAGTCGTAGACCACTTTAAATTTGCTTATAAACAAGATGAAATAGACGATAAATATCGTTTCATCATAGAAGACTGTGTAATTAAACGTTTTAATAGGCGTGGTGCTGAGGGTGCCACGTCTGAAAGCGTTGAAGGACATTCAGTAAGTTATGAAACTTTCCTTAATGAGTTTGCTCCGTGGGATGAAATGTTAAGGGAAGATTTCAAGAATGGGAAAGCTAAGAAGGGACAACTATTTATTTTTTAATATGAGATATTCAGATAGAGCAGTCTTTAAACAAATAAGCAAAGATGAATATGACTTTGAAGCGGGAGAACACAAAGACACAGAACTTTATTCTGATATAGTTACGTGCTATGTGATGGATTTAGGAATAGATAAGTCTGTTAAGATATTCGGAGATTATAGCAAGCAAAGAAAAGTTATATATCTCAAGAATGCTTATACTAAGCCTTTTAACCTTGTAGAATACCTGGGCCAAAGGTATATACCTAAAACAGATAAGCAACTTGCCAAAGTATTTTATTTAGAAAAGGATGATAGCGTTGGGACTTAAAGTACATGGTATCAAAAAGCTAAAAGTAAATATTAAAGATAAAAGGCAAATGAAACTTGTAAAAGGTATTGTTAAAAAAAATACAGCTATTCTTAATCAAGAGATGGTTAAAGCTGCTGTGTTTAAAGGTAAATATTCTACAGGTAGAACAAGGCAAAGTATTAGTTTATATATTGGCAATAACGGTTTATATGGGAAAGTACATCCTAACACAAGGTACTCTCCGTATGTTGAATACGGGACAAGATTTATGAGTGCTCAACCATTTGTTAAACCTGCTTTCCAAAAAGCAAAGAAAGAATTTATTAAGGACTTGGAAAAATTAACATGATTAAATCTAGAGAACAAAGTATATTTGATGAAGTGTTCAAACAATGTAAGTTATTAGGTTATAAGGTCTATGATTATAAACCGATGAATGAGGTACCTTATCCATTTGTAGAAATGGAAGATAGCTCTGTTAGTTACACTCCTAATAAGACAGATGTCAAAGGTAGTGTTAGCTTGAGTTTATCTGTGTGGGCTCTACAAACAAAAAGAAAAGAAGCCTCTAATATGGCAAATGCTATTCTTGAAAAATGTTTGAGGATAGAGCAAACAGACGGGTATTTTTGGTCGTTAAACTTAAACGCAAGTACAATAAGAATACTAGATGATAGAACAACCGTTACACCGCTTAAACGTGCTGTAATTGAGTTGGAATTTAATTTGAGATAAGGAGATAAAAATGGCAGAACAGAAAAAAACATATGAAGCTAAAAAGGGTGTTGACATAATCCTGTTATACAGATTATTAAAAAATGCCAAAACAGAAGCAGCTTTTAAATTAGCTTTCCAAACTGAGCATAAAAATGAAATTAGTAGAGATGCTGATGCTCAAAAGACTAAAGATGGTAACATTCAAAGCTTATCAGCTATTGAATATGATTTCTCAGCAACTTCTATTGCTGCTAAAGGAGACCCTCATATTGATGAGCTGAAAAAAGCATTAATCAATGGAGAATTAGTTGAAATTTGGGAAATTGATAAAGCTGAAAAGAATTCTGAAAATAAATATAAAGCAACTTATTATCAGGGTTACATAACTAAATACGGAATGACAGCTAATTCAGAGGATAGTGTGGAGCTAGAACTTGAATTCTCTATTAATGGTGTTGGTAAAGATGGGTTTGCAACATTAACAGCTGATCAAGCTGAAGTTGTTCAATACGTGTTCAAAGACACTACTATAGAAGCATAGAAGCTGGATACTAATTTAATAAAAGCTAACTGGTAGAACTGGTTAGCTTATTTTTTTCGGAGGATTATAGAATATGCAATTAACAATTAATGAAAAAACAGTAAACGTAAGATTTGGAGTTGGATTTGTAAGGGAACTTGATAAAAGATTTCCTTTAGAAGCTAAAGGTGTAAAACTTGGAATGGTTTTAAGCATGAAAATTCCGGAAATATTAGGAGGAGATGTAGCAAGTTTATCTGATGTGATATATGCAGGTACTGTTCTTGAAACAGAGAGACCATCACAACAAGAAATTGATGAATTTATTGATAATCATTCTGATATTGAAGCATTATTTGATGAAGTGCTTAAAGAACTTGAAGAAAGTAATGCGGGAAAGAGAATTCTAAAACAAAACAAAGCGACACTGAACAAGGAGAGCGAAGAGAACTAAACTCTAAAGAAGCTTACGAAGAAATAGTAATAAATTGCACAAGGTTTCTTGATATAACAAACGTAAGAGATATTGACTACCTAACACTTTATGAATATGACCTGTTAATGTTTGGTGCAAGGATGAAAAAGCTAGATGAAGAGCTAGTACTCCATAAAAAAGCATGGCTTAACAGGGAAGTAGAGAGAACAGAAGAGCGAGGGAAAAAGCAATATTACGTTTATAGCAATTTTAAAGACTTTTTCGACTATGAGAAAGAATTAAAACTACTCAATGGGGAAGAAGTAACTAAAATTCAAGATAAAGAACTGGGTAATTTATTACTTAAAGCAAATACGTAGGAAAGGAGGTAGTTTATGGCAGAACAATATTCAGTTGAAGCGGTCTTATCAGCAGTAGATAAAGGATTTGGTAATGCATTAGACATGATCAATGATAAGCTTGATAAGTTTGATAATAAAGTTGGTAAAACTGAAAGTAGCGGTAGTAAATTAGGCTCTACTTTTAAGGCAATGGCCTTAGCAAATTTAGCAGCTAACGCAGTAACAAAAGTAACTGGAGATTTGAACAGCTTAGTAAGTGAATCAATCAAAGCATCCGATGCAATGGATAAGTTCAGGAGTACAATGAAGTTTGCAGGGTTAGATAACAGTGCTATTGAAAAAAGTGCTGCTGCCGTTAAGAAATATGCTGATGACACGGTGTATGACTTAGACGTAGTAGCAAATACAACAGCCCAATTAGCAGCAAACGGAATTAAAGACTATGACGGATTAACGCAAGCAGCGGGGAACTTAAACGCAGTAGCTGGTGGTAATGCTGACACGTTTAAATCAGTTGCTATGGTAATGACACAAACAGCTTCAGCAGGTAAACTAACCGGGGAAAACTGGAGGCAGTTATCCGATGCAATTCCTGGTGCAAGTGGTAAGATTCAAGAGGCTCTTAAGAAAAATGGAGCTTACACTGGAGATTTCAGGAAAGCCTTAGAACAAGGTAAAATTAGTGCTGATGAATTTAACCAGGCCATCATGGATTTAGGTATGACAGATGTAGCAAAAGAAGCAGCGACATCAACTAAAACTATTGAAGGTGCAATAGGTAATATGAAAGCTGGAATTGTAACTAGTATTATGGAAATAATTGATGCTATTGGTAAAGATAGGATTACTGGAGCAATTACAGCGTTAGGAACGTTCATTACTAATGGATTAGGACTACTTAAAATTATTATCCCTCCAGTTATCTCAGCTTTAACTTGGCTATTTGACTTGATTAACAGGAATCAAGCGATAGTTTCGGCTATGGCAGGTGCATTTATAGGATTTAAAGCAGCTTTAGCAATAGAAAAAGGAATTAATGCTGTGAGTGCTGCATTGAATGCATTTAAAGCTGCACAAAAAGCAGCAACACTAGCTCAAGCAGCATTGAATGCTGTAATGGCCATAAATCCATTTACAATAATTGTGTTAGCAATATCAGCCTTAGTTGCACTGTTAATATACTTTTGGCACACTAACGAAGGCTTTAGAAATGCAGTTAAAGCAATTTGGGAAGGAATTAAAGCAGCTTTTGTTCAAGCGTGGGAAGCTATTAAAGCAGCGTGGGCTGGAGCAGCTGAATTCTTTTCAGGTATTTGGAGTGGCATTAAATCAGGAGTACAAGGTATAGTTCAATGGATAGCTCAAACTTGGAGCGGTGCAGTTGCTGTACTTAAAGTAGTTTGGGATTCAATATCAAACGCAGCAACGACAGCATGGAGCTTTATAATCCAAAGCATAATGTCAGTGGTACAGCCTTTCATTAATACTTTTGTTAATGGCTGGAACATTCTGAAAGATGGTGTCAATGGCGTTTGGGACGGAATTAAATCTATATTCAAAGGTGCTTGGGAGTTTATCAAGTCCGTTGTATTAGGGGCTGCATTAATTATAATCGATGTTGTAACTGGAAACTTTAGTAAATTAAAAGCTGATTTACAGCTAATATGGGATGGAATTAAAAATGCTTTCTCGACAGTTTGGAATGGAATTAAAACTATTGCTGTTACAGTCGTAACTACTCTAGTTAGTCTTGTAAGAAATGCTTGGGAAGGTCTGAAACAAGTCTTAACTACAATTTGGAATGTTTTAAAAACTTCAGCAACTACAATTTGGGATGGACTAAAATCAGGAGTACTAAGTATTACTAACGCTCTTGTAAATACAGCTAAATCAGTATGGGAAGGATTTAAAAATTTCTTCTATTCTCTGTTAAACGGTGTGAGAAATACAGCGGTTAACTCGTGGAACAGTATAAGGTCAAGTGTTGTAAGCATAATAAGTGGGTTAGTGGGTGCAGCACAGAATGCTTGGTACTCATTCAGAAACGGAGTTTCTAACTTAGTAAGTAGCGTTTCTAACATATTCTACTCATTAAGAAATATCAACTTATGGAATGCAGGTAGTGCTATTATTAATGGTTTCCTTAATGGGCTAAGGTCAGCATGGGGAAGCGTTCGAAACTTTGTAAGTGGTATAGCTGATTGGATTCGTGACAACAAAGGGCCTATTTCATACGACAGAAAACTTTTAATCCCTGCCGGTAATGTAATTATGGGTGGATTTAATGAAGGACTTGAAAATGGCTTTAAAAATACGATGTCAAAAATTGAAGGGATAACAGGTAATATTCAATCAAGATTTAACATTAATCAATCTAAAGCGTTGAACGTAGAAAGCAATTATCAAGGTCAATCACTGAACATAAACTTTAAATTAGGAGATAGAGCGTTTAAAGGATTTGTTGAGGATATCAACGATTTAAACGGGGAAATGGTGCAATTAGAAGAAACTTATGCACTATAGATAGGAGGAATGCAAATGTACAATTTTATTAATACTAATGAAATAGGGGAAATGCAGCATTCCTCTATTCAAACCATATTTAACGGAGTAAACCTTGATTTAAAAGGTTACAGAACATTAACTGTAACAGGTAGGTCTCTTATAGGCAGAAGAATCAACAGTACTGAAGTGCCTGGAACTGATGGGAAGTATTTTTTATCAAGTGAGCTTGAGGCAAGAGAAATAACAGTTAAATTTCAAGTTAAAGCTAATAATAATGCTGATTATAGAATCAAGCTTAATGTTCTGAACACATTATTACATAGTTTAGAGCCTAAAGAATTAAAATTCACAGATGAGCCGGATTATAAATTCATGGCAATACTTGAAAAGACAGGATCTATTGAAGAGACTGATAACACTGTAGTATCAACTTACACTTTCTTATGCCTAGATCCCTACAAATATAAAAATGCTCAAAGGGATGTAGGTACTGATAGAGTAACAATTACTAAATTACCTAATAATTCAGATGAAATAATACCCGATACAATTAAATTATCTGTAGCAAATGCTGGGGATAAAATTATTATTAAAAATCAAAACACAACTAAGAAAATTGTAATTAATCATAATTTTTCAAGTAACGATTTAGTAGAAATTAACTTGAATAATGATTATCCACTGAAAATCAACACTGTTAATAAGAGTGAATTAATTGATTTTGTAGAAAGTGATTACGATTTTTCAGTTAAACAAAATGATGTAATTACAGTCACGAACTGTAAAAGAGTAGAAATATACACGAAGGAGAGATTATACTAATGAAATTATTTTTATTTAACAATGATGAAAAACTCTTAGGTGCAACATCTCCTATTAGTGCTACTCAAAAAGAAGAGCTTAACAGTATTCAGACATTAGAAGCTGTAGTGCGATATTCTGAATTAGTAGAAAATGCTGTATATATAGGCCATAAAGACTATATTAAATCAGATGTATTCCATTTGTATAAAATCGATACAGTAACTAAACACGACATAAGCGACGTTAAAATAACAGCTGTTAATTCTTTCTATGATGATATGGAAAGCGACGGGTACATTAAGGACTACAGACCTACAAATAGGGATATTTTAAGCGTGTTAACAACAATACTTACTGGCTCTAGATGGCAAGTAGGAACTTGTAACGCTCAAAGAAATATAACTAGTAATTTCTATTACGTAACAAGAAAGGCTGCATTAAGTAAAGTAATTGATGCTACTCAAGTTGAAATTAGACCACGATATGTATTTAATCGAGGTAAAATTGTAAATCGTTACTTAGATGTTTATACTCGATTAGGTCGTGATAATGGTAAAGTCTTTGTGCATGGTAAAGATTTACTTACAGTAAGTGAGAAAAAGTCAAAAGGTGCTATTTATACAGCTGTTGTAGGTCGTGGTAAAGGGGAAGAAACAGACACAGGAGGTTATGGCCGTAGAATAACATTTAAAGATGTCGTGTGGGACAGAAGAGCTGAAAAACCTGTTGATAAACCAGCCGGTCAAGAGTATGTTGAAATACCTACCATGACTAGATTATATGGGTTCGATAATGGTAAAAAACCAAGAATTAAAATAGTTGAGTTTCAGGATGAAGAAAATCCGGAAAAATTACTTTGGTTATCTTATCAATGGCTTGAAAAAAACAGTAGAATTCAAGTTGAATACAGTGCAACTGTAGTAAATGTTGGTAATTTAGATTTAGGGGACACAGTAGGTATTAGCAATACTAAATTAGGTATTAAATACAAAACTAGAGTATTTAAAGTCGAACGTAATTTAATTAACAACAGATTAACTAAATTTGGAATAGGGGATAAAGTAACAACATCTCCGTTTAGTAGAACTATTGAGCTTGCTAAAGATATGAAGAATTTCCAGGATGACACGATTTATTGGCTTGATAAAATTAGAGAACGTTTATCAGATAAGTTCTTAAATGAGGACGGATATAATTATGATTTAAAAGCTAATAATGAGTATAATCTACCTGCTGGGTATTATTCATTTGACAAACCTATTAATCAAAATCCAACTAAAGTTGTATATATGGGAGCTGGTAAAATAGCAATTGCTGATAGTAAGAAACCAACGGGAGAGTGGAACTGGAGAACATTCCTTGATGGTAGGGGTGCTTCACTAGATCTAATTAACACAGGAGTACTTAAGGCTGGTAGAATTCAATCAGCTGATGGTAGCTCTTATTGGGATTTAGATTCCGGGGCGTTTCACGTTGGCCAACAAGCAATTGAAGAATCAATAACAGCAACAGTTAATGCTAAAAAAGATGAGATTGTTGCAGCAATTAAAAAAGATGTTCAGATAAAAGATGGGAAAGATGGTGTAAGCTCATATATCCACAAAAAATATTCTAACTTTTCTGATGGTAGAGATATGAATGATAATCCCAACTCTACTTATTTAGGGCTTTACACCGGAACTAGTAAAACAGCTCCTACTGATTATACACAGTATAGTTGGACAAAGATTAAGAATGAAGGAAAACTATATAAAGGATATGCTAACAGCTTAAAAGGGTTAGATTTTACAGTTATAGAACCTGATGACAATTCATATTTATTAGCTAAAAACAGTCCTCACGTAAATATTACTAATGATGATGACATTAGCGACATTTGGCAAGCTAACATGTTTCTTGCTTTGAAACCTAATACAAAATATACACTTACAGCACGTGCAAAGGGTAATAAGAATAAATTGTGGGCTTATTTCAGAAATAACAAGACTTCACAAGAGTGCCCTTGGGGTCAACTAGAGTTTGGGAATACATTAGAAACTAAGAATGTAGTATTTACAACCGGCAATGATGTAGATGATGTGTTATTTAAATTCATATTAGTTCCGGAAGATGAAAATTGGACGGGTGTTCAGGTTGAATGGTACACAATTCATGAAAGTAATAGAGTTTACACAAGTTATCCTACTAATGAGCCTGCTCAGTATCACAAATACCGTTATTTTGGATATGTAAACAAAGAAACTACACCTGTAGCAAGTGATTTTGATTGGTTCGACATCCAACAAAAATCAATCACAGGAGATAAATATACTCACATTGTTTATTCAGATAATCCGGATGGTAGTAATTTTGGACGTACACCTAAGAAATACATGGGTGTAGCAAGGACTAATTCTCCTGGATCTCCTACAGATAAAAGGGATTATAAATGGTTCAAATTACAAGGGGATAATGGTAAATCAGCACCGAACTTTAACCTATTGTTAAATACTGAAATAAAGTCTAGCGGCTCTTACACATTGAATGGTGCAGCCCCTACTATTAATCAAAATGACTTTAATGGTCGTAATTCTGTAGAAATAAATAATAATGGACAAACAAATTACGGTTGGAAAGGTATTTCGTTTAGAAGTTCTAAAAAAGAATTTAAACGTGGCGAAACTATTGTAATCAGATTACCAATTTACATTTACAGTGATGTTAATGTAGATAACGGAATTACGTTGGCTTTGAAATCACACGTAGGTAACAAGACACTAACAGGGTTTAATCTTGATAACGGAACCGCTAGAGATACATGGGTTATTAAAGAGATTGAATACACAGTCCAACAAGATTTTACATCACCGGCAGACAACCTATTCTATATTTTCTCAACGAAGAACGGACACTTTAAAATAGCTGAGCCTTATATGGCGGTTGATGGCGATATGCCAAAAGATTGGATGCCGAGCCTTGAAGATTTAAAAGCTCACTCATTATCAGCAAATGTAAGGATAGCTGGAACTTATGAAGGTAAGAAAACTAATAACATTAAATTCTATGTAGATGTTTATTATGATGGAGAAAAGATTAATAACGGATTTAACCTAACAGCTAAAGTTTGGGGCGCTGGACTTGATAAAACGCAAGAGAATGCTACTTATAATAGCGATGGAGAACTTACCAACGTTTACTACTCTAGCGGTGTTAAAGATGGGACAACAATTAACATTAAGTTAGATGTTGAGTATCAATTTTTGAAAACTACATGTTTTGCAAGACTTGATAATCTACCTGATACTGAACTTGTAAAAGAGATCACTAATAAATACAAAACTTTTGATACGACATTAGAACAGTTTAAATCTCAAATTGGAGAGCTTAATGACAAGCAATTTAAGGTTGCGATTAGGGGGGATAACCTTCTAAACTCAGCCGAAAAGAAAACTGGTAATAATCTAACTTATACAACGTTAGAACCTATGAAACCCGGTAATACTTACACGTTAGTAGCTGACTTTAGATATTTCCCTGCTAATCAGGAATTAAGAATATTTAACAGCGAAAGGCAAAGACTTGTAGCTGGTATTAATATTTTTACGTTCACAGTACCAACAGAAACAAGAACGATTAATTTAACTCCTTTAGGAAATACTACTGAAGTGAAAAATCTTGAAGTTTGGGAAGGGAATTTCAACGAAGGGTTGGAGAAAAACTCTTTTGATGCTGTAGTCGGTGGGATTAATAAACTGGTTACTCTTAAATCTTTGAATGAATTTAAGGAAGGTAGATATTACAAAATAATGTTCGATACAATAGCACCTAATAACAGTGCAATATCTATTGACTTTAGTGAATATGTCCTTGCAAGCAGTGATGGTAAAGCTATTCCTAACACAAACTTTAAACCTATGGCAGCTAAAGATAACGTGTTATTTGCAAGAGTTGTTAATAAATCGAACGACAATAAAGACGTTGTGTATATAGAATTCTCAGGAAATTTTGACAAGTCACAAATTACTAATGTTAGGTTTTATGAAATAAATTTAGGGTTTAGATATACGAAAAGAAATGAAACTGTAGATATCAACTCTTTAATCAATCAAGCGAAAAATGAAGTAAGTCTAAGTGTTAAAGAAACTTTATCAACTAATTACTTAACTAAAACAGAAACTGAAGCAAGCATTAGAATAATGAAAGATAAAATTGAGAATGTTGTAACAACCGATAATTTCAGCACCACTTTAACTCAAAACGCTCGAGCTTTAAGAATTGCTTGGAATGAAATTTCGGAGTACATCCAGTTTGAAGATGGAGAGATGAGGTTTTATGATGGAAAAGCTACTGAAAATAAACTAAAAGCAAAAATAAATAGTGGTAGGTATGAATTTTTTGACAGCGGTAATGCAGTAGGGAATATGGGGTGTATAAATCTTAAAAATCACCCTGATAAACTGGGAATAAATTTCATGTTGGAAAATTATAGTACAAGCAAAGGGAAATACATGGCCTGGTCGCACAGGGATGACCCTAACGATGATTTTTTCGCTATAAAGTGGCTTTACGCCTCGCAGCCTATAGAGGGGTCTGATGGAGACACACTAAACGCTTTCTGTACCGTTGATTTTCACGGGAACGAAATTAAGAATTTTGTCCCTTCTGAAGGGGAATCAGCTGAAGTACCTATTGTTCATAAAGTTACATATAAAGGGAATGGGGTTTACGGCTGGACTTCCGGCACACTGAAGTTTAAAAACGGGATATTAATATATTCTACAATTCTTTAAGGAGGAACTAAATAATGATGCCAATAGAAGCTAAAATTTCAAATGTGAAAAGCGATATTTTAAAATTTGTAGAAATATCAGCTAGAGATTACGATTTACCACCATTTATAATTACTGGAATATTATCCGATATTTTAAATGAGTGGAAAACAAAAGAAATAGTTCAAATTAATGATAGTTACAATAGGATTATAACTACTTTAAATGAACAAATAGCAAAAGAAAAAAACGAAAAAAACGAACAAAATTAAAAGATATAAGGGCGGTTATTAACCGCTCTTTTTTAAGGAGGTGCAAACATTGCACATAACATTGGCGGAACTTGCTAATCAATATTACGAAGTATTTAACGACATTTATATTCACGCTTTAGCTGGAATAATAGTATTTGACATTATTACAGGACTAGCGAAAGCGTGGGTAACAAAAACGGTTAACTCCACAATAGGAAGACGTGGGTTAATTGAGCATCTGATTGTGTTAGTACTAGTTGTAACGGTCTATCCCTATTTAATCTATATAGGGTTTGAAGAAGTAGCAACAGCTTTTATATTCTTCTTCATTGCAACCTATGGAGTATCACTTATTGAGAACTTAGCAGCGGTAGGTGTGCCATTTCCCAGGGGTTTAAAGCGAAGACTAGAAAAGCTAAGAGATGCATTTAATGAAAAGGAGTGATTCTATCTTGGAAAAAATAATTAGATTAAGTATTGAAAACACAACAAAAATAAGACGTGTTGAAGATAGTTTTTGTGAGCTGTATTCACACGATAAAAATAACGGAGCCTTTGAGTTTGAGATTTCTAAAGGCACATTAACTAATGAAAATGTAGTGGCTCTTTTTAAATTCTTAAGAAGTGGGAGCTACTGGAAAACTACAGGAACTGTAGAAGGTAATAAAATTAAGTTTAACTTTGACACCTCTTTAATTACTCAAAATGAAGATGTAGTTTGTTACATTTATTTAGATAAAGAAGAACGTAACAGCGATATATTCAGGTTTAAATTCAAAGTTAACCTTTCTGAAATAGATAAAGCTAGTCAATTACCTGTAAAAGAACGCTATTTTGCTAACAGTATGATTGTTGATAGAGTGGACGTTTTGACAAAAGAAGACTTTGAAAAAGCACTTGCTGAAATTTCTAAAGGTAGTCACTTTTTAACGGAGAATCAAGCAAATGAAAAATACGCTTTAAAAGGAGATATACCTAACGTATCTAATTTTGTATCAAGTGATCAATTATCAGATTATGCTTTAAAAACGGAAATACCAAACAGTGAAACTGTTGTAAGAAAAGCAGTTGAAGAAGTTGAGAAAAAGAATTATTTAACCGAACATCAATCGCTTGATGGATATGTTACAGAAACCCAGTTGAATGAGAAACGTTATTTAACTGAACATCAAGATA